CGCCGGCAACCGGCGCCGGACGTTCCTGGATCCGGTCGGCCAGACCCATCTCCACGGCCTCGGCGCCGAACATCCACGTCTCGGCGACCATCAACGCTCGCCACTCGCCGGTGTCGCCGCCGGCCCGCTGCCGATACATGTCGGCGACGTTGTCGGACTGGCGGTCGAGGAAGAGGCCATCCTGGCGGTGCTCCTCGGCGTTGCCATCCAGCGTGTTCGACGCCTCGTGGATCATCATCTGTGATCCCGGCATCATCACGATCTCGTCGCCGGCCATCGCGATGACGGACGCGGCCGAGGCGGCGAGGCCGTCAACGTAGACCTCGATGCGGGCGGGGTGGTGCAGCAGCGCCGAGTGGATGGCGATGGCGTCGAACACCGCCCCGCCGGGGCTGTTGATCCGCACCCGGATCGTGGGCGCGTCGATCGCTTCGAGGTCGGCGGCGAACGCCTTCGCGGAAACCCCGAACGAGCCGCCGATCTCGTCGAAGATGAACACGGTCGCCGCCCCGGCGTCCTCGGCGTCGATGTCCCAGGCGTCGTCGCCGGCCTCGTCACGGATCGTGTACCAGGGCAGTTTCACCGCCGGCAGATCCGCGACCGGGATGCGGTGCCGCTCGGCCAGGTCGACGAGACGGGCCGCGGTCCGCGCGACGCGGTTCTCCAGTCTGCGCGTGTGGATGCTTGTCACCGGGTCACCTCAACCATCTCTGCGTCGTACGGGGCTGCGCTGTACGGACTGACCTGTTCCCACCAGCCGGACTCCCGGGCCGCCGTGTCGGGCGCGGTCCGCGGACCGCCGAGCAGCCGCGCGATCTCGGCCTCCTGCTCCGGGGTGAACGGCGGCAGGTTGTACAGCTCGCGGCCCTCGCTCGGGGCGAGCGTCCTGCTCTCGATCCGGGTCTTGATGACCTGCGCCTGCGTCTCCGGGTCCATCCGCAGCAACGCGTTCGTGTTCAGCTTCACGAACCTGGGCCGGGGCAGCAGCGTGGACAGCGCCGTCTCCCGCCGGATGATCGGCGCGTTCAAGTTCATCACCAGGAACTGCAGGTTGCGTTGCAACGCCGACTGGTAGGTAACGGTGCCCGGCGCGCTGATCGCCGCGTCGATCAGGTCGACCGGGCAGCCGAAGAACCGGCCGACCTCCGGCAGACCGAACCGGCGGGCCTCGAGCCACTCCATGCCGGCCTGCTGGCCCTGCGTGAAGTCGATCTCCCAATCATTGCCGGTCACGAACGCGTCGCCGTTCGTGACCGTCGCCATGTAGCGGTCCTTGACCCGGCGCGCCTCGTTGTTCTGCGGGCCGGCGTCAAGCGTCTTCTTGGTGTTCTTGAGGTGCACCTTCGGCACGCCGACGCCGGAGCCGAACCAGTCGAGCGCGAACTGCTGCATGGTCAGCTGCTCCTGCAGCGTCCACGCCGCGTACGCCACCGGCGACAGTCCCACGGGCAGGCCAGGGACCGGGAACTGCCGCTCATGCCACACCTGGTCGGCCGTGTACTCCTTGCCGTCGATGCGGTACTTGTGCTCGGGCATGGTCCTGGTCTGGTAGCAGGACACCGGGCCGGGCTGCAGCTCGATCTTCGCGGGCAGCCCGAGCGCGTTCTTCTCGGTGATCAGCCCGATGGTGTTGCCCGTCCGGTCAACCTCGAACTGGCTGGCCCACATCCAGTGCATGTACGGCCAGAACCGGCCCCCCGGATCGACCAGCACCGGCGGCTTCGCCATCTCGACGTCGATGGCACCGAACTTTCGGAACACGTCGACCGGGAACGTGGAGACCAGGTCAGCGCGGATCCGCAGACACGCCCACACCGCCGAATGCCGCAACGCCGTATCGGGCGTCACCGCGACCAGACCGCGGCCGTTGCTGCCCCGCGTGTCCGAGCGGCTCGGGATGAGGTCGACCATGGACAGGCCAGCGCCGCGGCGCTGCTGCGGCCGCCACATGCTCACCGCTGCACGCCATCCCGTGCGCGTGCCCGCGACGCCCACCAGGCGGAGGCCCCGCCGACGACCAGCCCGGCCGGCGCCAGCGCCGCGGCACCGATCCACGGCGCCGCAGCGAAGTACACCCCTGCGGCCACGGCCAGCAGTGCCACGACGTCGAGCGCGGTAGTGACCATCTCATGCATGAGCGGGTGTCCTCCAATCCGGCTGCAGGGTCGGGCAGTCGTCGTAGTGCGTCACCACCAGCCCGGGCGGTGCCCACGCATCGCAGTGCTCGCACTGTCCCTCGACGCGCTGCACCGATCCGAGGGGGTCGTAGTCGCTGATGACTAGATCGTGCCACGTCTCATACACGTACTTGCCGTCCGTGACCACCTTGAGCGGCCCGATGTCCACAGCGGACACCCGCCGGCCCCACGCGATCTGACCCGCGTCGCCGATCGGGCGGGCCTTCGCGTTCCGCACGGCGTCATCGAGCGGCTCCTGACCGATGTGCCGATACGTCATGCGCCTGACCCCCTCGACGAGCCGACCCCGGAAGCCGTCGATGAACCGGCCCACCGCGTCGGCGGCATCCTTAGCGTCGAGCACGAACAGGTCACCGCGCTGCGGCTCCTCCGGGTTCTCCGGCGGCGCGATCCCGACCTCAAGGAGCTCCGGCAGCAGCGCATGGGCGCCGTTCTTCCCGTCGACCGCCCACGCGAGCGGGTCGAGGGCCTCGTCGAGCTCCGCGGCGCGTGGCACCATCCAGTCGACGCCGGCCCGGTAGTCAACCAACTGCATGTGCTCCAGCCCGTCGCTGCGCAGCCCGTACAGGCCGATGGAACCATGGTCCCGCAGCGGAGTCATGTCCAGGACGAGCACGACGTCGCCGGCGCGCCGAGACTCCTTGTCGGCCATCTTCGCCCACGCCGCCGGGTCCAGCACCGCACCAACGGACATCGTCGGCCAGATGCCCAGGCATTCGGTGGCGAACTTCTCGTCGCCGAGGATCTTCCGCAGGTCGGCCAGCCGCTCCAGCGTGATGCGGATGTTCAACGCCGGGTTCGCCTCGGCGAGGACCTCAGGCGAGTCGTACCCGCGCTCGAGCGCGAACTCCTTGTCGACGCCCCACTCCGCCCACGCCAGCCGCGGCGACGACCCGTCCAGGACCCGCGCCCGCACGCTGCACAGATGCTGGTCCGCGTCCTGCGGGACGGTGGAGAAGTACCACAGCTGCGCGTGCGGGATGGCGAGCAGGATCGGCACGAGCGTGGCCAACTGCTCCGGGTTGACCTCGAGCGCCTCGTCGAGGATGACCAGGTCACCGGTCAGGCCACGCCCACCGGCACGGGTGCGGATCTTGAACAGGATCAGCGCCCCACCGATCAGCTCCACCTGGTAGTCGGAGTCGTTGATCGGCTTGCAGCGGCGCAGCAACTCCGGGGTGCCCTCAACCAGCGCCTTGAATGCCCGCCACGTCTTCTCGACGGTGTCACCGTGGTGCGCCGAGTAGACCGTGACCGCGTTGCCCCACACGAACGCGCTGGCGAGCATGAGGGCCTCGATCACGGCCCCCTTGCCGTTCTGCCGCTGGACGATGATCCCGTTCTCGAACGACGCCCACGACGCATCGACAGCGCGCGTCTCCCCGCAACCGATGCGGAGGGACAGCTGCTGCCACTCGTCGAGGCGCCGCCCGCACGCCTTGTACATGTCGATCGCGTCGCCGGCCGCGTTCGACACGGACGGGGGTGCCAGCTGCAGGCGCGGGGTCTGCTGCCCCAGCAGCGCCGCGGTCACCGCGGTCAGGCGGCCGTCGCGAGGATGTTGTCCAGCTTCCGCTGGGCCGCGCGCAGCCGCACCTCGTCCACCACACCGGACGGGCCGTTCGGCGTCTCGGTCAGCTGCATCAGCAGGACCCGCAGCTCCCGGACCGCCGCAGGCAGGGCGCCGGTCTCGTCGACCCGCTGCGCCAGGCGCACCGCGATCTGCGCCAGCAGCGCCCGCGGATCAGGGGCCTGGTAGGGCAGGCTCGCCACGAACGCGACCACCGCGGTCTCGATCCCGCCGGGCAGCCGCTCGCCGTCCACGACCGGCGTCACCGCGGCGGCCTCACCACCGACCTGCGCACGGCCGGCCGTGCCCGTCTTCCGGGCGCCGCCCAGCGCCTCACACCGGCCAGCAACGCACAGAGAGTGATCACCCTGCTTGTGCTGCCGGTACCGCTTCGCGATCAGGGCCGGAGCGTCAGCCATCACGCTCACACCACGTCATGACGTCATGGTACGGCGTCACGATCCAGCGTCATACACCGCTTTATGCAGCCACACAGAGTATGCATGCCCAGATGTCACCCTACGTGACACCGATATCGCCCATGACGGAACACTCAGCGTCACGGCGAGGTGCGGGCCAA